CGCCAAGCCTACGGCAGTATGCAGGAGCAGATGTCTGACATTATCCGTGCGTTCCGTGATATCCCCAACAAACACGTTTACTTTACCGCCAAGTGCGAAAAGGCAACTGATGAAACTGGTCGAATTCTTTATGCACCTTCGATGCCTGGTAACAAGACAGGCCAACAATTACCTTATTTCTTTGACATGGTTCTGGCACTCCGTGTGGAGAAAGATCAAGAGGGCAATGCGCAACGTGCGCTGATGTGTGACTCGGACGGTATCTGGCAAGCCAAGGATCGCTCTGGCAAGCTTGACACATGGGAAGCACCCGACCTTGGTGCCATCATTAATAAGATTGGTGGTTGATATGAAACAACAACAAGCATTTCCAACCATTATTAATAGCGAAGTGTTGCGCGGCATGACATTGCGGGATTACTTTGCGGCGGCAATCATAACGGGCATTTTTGCCCACCGTGACAATGTGTTTAACACCCACCTTATGAATGCTACTGAAGCTTATCAGATGGCAGACGCAATGATTCGCGCACGGGAGGAAGTATGAACCTCTACCAACAATGGCTCGACGCCAAAGAAGCCGAGAAAGCAGCGATCGAATTACGTCGCAGCATTGAGGATCAATTGGTTATGGAGTTAGACATTGCCAAGACGCTCGACGGCACTCAGAACATCGAGACTGACGGCTACAAGGTCAAGGTTGTGGGGCGCTTAGATCGTAAGGTCAACAGTGACAAGCTTCAAGACTTAGCAGCAGAGTTTGGTTTAACCCAGCACTTATCCAGCCTGTTTCGGTGGAAGCCTGAAGTCAATGCCTCGGCATGGAAGTCAGCAGATGTGAGCATTACCGAAGTTTTGCAGGACGCAATAACGACCACCAACGGTCGTCCATCTTTCACAATCATTAAGGAATAAATATCATGGCACAACTTCTTGAGACTTTCAGTGTTGATTCGCTCCCAGCACCTACCACTGGCAATTTTGAGCCATTGCCTGCGGGCTGGTACACAGCGGTCGTTAATGGTGCGGAGATCAAAAACACCAAGGCTGGCACCGGTCAGTACATTGCCGTGCGCTATGACATTACGGGACCTACCCACCAAGGGCGCGTGGTGTTTGGTAACTTGAACATCAAGAACCCAAACCCCAAGGCCGAGGAAATTGGTCGCCAGCAGCTTGGTGAGCTTATGCGAGCAATTGGCTTGACAACTGTGCAGGATACCGATCAATTAATCGGTGGACAGTTGAGCATTAAGCTGGATGTGCGTGAGTCAGAGCAGTATGGCGCATCTAATGATGTCAAGGGCTATAAGTCTAACGGCGCTGCGCCACCAGTAGCAGCCAAAGCACCGGCGGCAAGCACTAAAGCAGCCCCACCTTGGGTTAAGAGCAAGTAAAAAAAATGCCCCTGAACATAAGTTTGGGGGCAAAAAAAACCAAGGAGAGGTACATGAAAATACCAGAGTCAGAATACACGATTGAAGCACTGATTGACAAGCACCATGAATCAATTCAAGGTGGTGCTCGACCCCACATGGGTGCTAGCGTACTGGGGCATCCCTGCGACCGGTGGCTATGGCTATCGTTCAGAATGGCAGTCATTGAAAAGTTCCCAGGTCGGATCCTGCGCTTGTTTAGACGTGGTCAGACTGAGGAGGCACAGGTTGTGTCAGACCTACGCGCCATTGGTATGAGTGTGCAAAAGACCGGTGCTAACCAGAGTCGGGTGGACTTCGGGTGCCATGTGTCGGGCAGTATTGACGGCATCATTGAATCTGGTGTGCCAGAAGCACCCAAGACACCCCATGTGCTGGAGATTAAGACACATGGCAAGAAATCGTTTGAAAGCCTACTCAAAGATGGCGTAGAGAAGTCAAAACCTATGCACTATGTGCAGATGCAGATGTATATGGCGGGTATGAAGCTTGACCGTGCTTTGTATGTTGCGGTTTGCAAAGATGATGACCGTATCTATACCGAGCGGGTTAAGCTGGATAAGGCAGCGGCTCAGAAAGCTGTCGAGCGTGGGCATCGCATTGTTTTAGCTGATCGTATGCCACCACCACTAAGCACTGACCCCACATGGTTTGAGTGCCGTTTCTGTGCGGCGCATGAGTTTTGCCATAAGACTAAGTTGACTAAGGAAGTTAACTGCAGAACTTGTGCGAACAGTACGGCGCGTGAGGACGGGGTTTGGTCATGCGAGGAATACAGTTATAACTTAGCATTTAACGAACAATTAAATGGCTGTGAGGCGCACGTTTTGCACCCTGACTTAGTGCCGTGGCCATATACAGTAATAGAAAAAAGTGTGACTTGGATTACGCCAGAAGGCAATATTAAAAATGGCGCCAAAAGTGCCGACGTCTTTTCTAGCCGCGAGATTGTGGCCAATCACAAAGCCTGTGCGAGTCCTGATGAGTTCATCAAGACCTTGCGTAAAGACTTTGGTGCGGAGATATTTTGATGGCTCTTGAAAACTATTTCATAAAACAAATAGATTACAAAGCCGCAATGGCCGTCATTGTTGAAAAACACTATTTGCACCGTAAAGCGCCGTGTTCAATTGCATTTGGCTTGTTTCACGGCATGGGTGGCGGATGCAATATGTTGTTGGGCGTTATCTGTTATGGAACGCCAAGCAGCGCACCATTGAGAAAAGGTATTGCTGGCGAAGAAAACACGCACAACGTCATTGAGCTGACAAGACTGTGGGTAGACGATTGCGTACCACGCAACGGCGAAAGTTTTTTAATTGGCCGCACGTTACCGTTATGCGGCAAACCAATTGTTGTGTCTTACGCAGAGATAGATCAAGGTCATACCGGCGTTGTTTATCAAGCGACTAATTGGCTATATACGGGTCTATCAGCAAAGCGTACTAATTGGACCGTAGAGGGCATAAACAAACATTGCCAAACTTTAGCAGACAAATATACGGCTGTTGAAATGCGTGAAATTTATGGCGATAAATTTAGTCTTGTTGATCGTCCAAGAAAGCATCGGTACGTTTATATAAATGCAAAAGGCAAAGAAAAGAAAAAGTTTTTAAATGATTTGAAATATCAAATTCAACCATACCCAAAGGTTAGTTATGCTCCGTGACTACCAACAACGCACAATCGACCAGCTATATGCGTGGTTTCACAAGAACCCAACCGGCAACCCGTGCTTGGTCCTGCCAACTGGGTCGGGGAAGAGCCACATCGTGGCGGCGCTGTGTAAGGACGCGTTGCAATCTTGGCCAAAAACAAAAATTCTTATGTTGACGCATGTTAAGGAATTGATTGTCCAGAATGCAGAGAAAATGAGACTCCATTGGAAGGGAGCACCTTTGGGTATTTATAGCGCAGGGATTGGCAAGCGTCAATTGGGTGAACCCATTACCTTTGCCGGCATTCAGTCAGTCAGAGCCAAGGCAGCCCTGCTTGGACACATTGACTTGGTGATTGTCGATGAGTGTCACTTAGTGAGCCACAAGGATGAGGGCGGATACCGCACCCTTTTAAACGACCTACAAGCGATTAATCCTAATCTTAGGGTGGTAGGGTTAACTGCCACGCCTTATCGCCTTGGGCACGGTTTAATCACGGATAAACCGGCATTGTTCGATGCGTTGATTGAGCCGGTCAGTATTGAGGAGTTAGTTTATAAAAAATATTTGGCGACCCTGCGCAGCAAAACCACAGCCGAGCGCTTTGATGTGTCGGGTGTGCATAAGCGTGGTGGCGAGTACATTGAGTCCGAGTTGCAGGCAGCAGTCGATACCATAGCCAAAAACTTGGTGGTTGTGCGTGAGGTGATTAAATTAGCGCAAAACAGAAAAGCCTGGCTATTCTTTTGCGCTGGTGTCAAACACGCACAAAACGTGTGCCAAGAGTTGATTGCGCAGGGCGTGACCGCAGCGTGTGTGACCGGCGAAACACCCAAGGCAGAGCGTGACAGGATACTGACTGAGTTTAAAGCTGGGCGGATCCGTGCGTTGACTAATGCCAATGTGTTAACCACAGGATTTGACTATCCGGATATAGACCTGATCGCTATGCTGCGCCCAACCATGAGCGCGTCCCTTTATGTCCAGATGGCAGGGCGTGGTATGCGTCCTAAGAGCCACACTGATCATTGTTTGGTGCTTGACTTTGCGGGCGTGGTCGAGACGCATGGTCCAATCACCAACGTGCAGCCGCCAAAGAAGGGTGGATCGGGTGAGGGCGAGGCACCGGTTAAGGTGTGCGATGAGTGCCATGAGATTGTGCATATCTCTGCCAAGGTTTGCCCAAACTGTGGTCACGCATTCCCGCCACCAGAAGAAAAGAAGTTAGTGCTGCGCCATGACGACATCATGGGGCTAGATGGCATGGATATGCCGCTGACTGATTGGCACTGGCGCAAACACATTAGTCGTGCCAGTGGCAACGAAATGATTGCTGTCACTTACTATGGTGGCTTGACTGACCCGCCAATTACTGAGTACTTGCCCATCTTTAACCAAGGCTTTGCTGGGCAGAAATCATGGCAGTTGCTGCATGACATTGGCAACCAGGCAAAGGCAGTGCTGTCTGGCATGAACCAAGCGCAAGCACCTATCAATTATCTGGTGGTGCAGATGAACCAAGCTACACCGCCTCGCATGATCTCTTACCAGCGGGATGGCAAATTCTATAAGGTGGTGAAAAGATTATGGTAACTGTCTCAGAACACCTAGAACAAGCCCATTTAATCATGTGGTTTCGCCGCACCTATCCGGATACATTAATCTTTGCGATCCCCAACGGGGGCTTGCGCTCCAAGACACAAGCCATGAAGCTCAAAGTCGAGGGCGTGGTGCCTGGCATTCCAGACTTGTTTGTGCCGGCGTGGAAGCTGTGGATTGAGATGAAGAAAGTCAAGGGTGGCAAGATATCGCCTGAGCAACAAGGCATGATTGATTATTTACAAAGTGTTGGTTACCATGTTATTGTGGGACTTGGTGCTGAGGATGCCAAGGCACAAATACTGGAGAATAGAAATGATCGAACCAAAAGATAGATTTGTCACCATCCGTATGCCGATTGAGATATTTAAGGTTGTGAAGGCGCAGGCCGATAGCCAGACACGCTCAATTAGCAGACAGGTTGTTCACTTGATTAAGACTGCGTTGGAGGCAAAATGAATCAATACGAAAAAGGTTTTGAAGACTGCAAAAAGCAAGTCAAAGCCGCAGTGGTTTTGGCCATTGAAGAGGCCATTCTGATGGAACGTGAAGCGTGTGCAAAGTTGTGTGAAGAGCGTGAAAGAGCAAACCTGTACGGCGTGAAAGAATGCGCCGCAGCAATCAGAGCAAGGTGGCAGAAATGACTAAAGACATCTTATTCAGCCTGTGGTACGACAGTTTGGAAGGCACCAAGACGCAGGGCTTTGCATACAAAGCGTGGTGCGCTGGCTGGAACGCGGCGCTCAAACCAACCAAGTGTGAGTGCATCAGTCCGGAGCGTTGTGATTTGTATGACAAGTGCTTGAAAGGAGAGAAGGCGTGATCACCCCCAAACAAGAGCAAGTGCTCGACATCCTCGCAATCAAAGATATGACAGCGGCAGAGATTGCAGCAGAGTTAGGGTCAGAGACTAAAGCCGTATCTAAGCACCTACGACTACTGGAGGCGATGGGGGAGATTCATGTATGCGAGTGGCGCAAAGGTAAGCATGGTGTTCGCACTAAAGCGTACAAGCTCGGCGAGGGGGAGTCTGTTGAGCTTGTAAGTAAAAAGAAGTCACAAAACGAAAGACGCAAAGAACTGAGTAAGCGCAACGCATATGACCCCTACGCACCTATTGTGGCCAACAACGGTTGGCGCTCCACAATCCACTCTTGGGATCGGTCTGTTAGCCAGCATGATCATCTTGAGTTTATGAAGCGGTTTCAACCACACCCAGACGTTGCGGCGGCATGGTTATTTAATCAACCAGGGAGCAACGCTCATGAGTGATGAAAAAACAATTGAAGATTATTTAAACAAACAAGGAGGCTATGCACACCCTATGAAAATTGATACAGTCAACCATCCGCCACACTATAACAAAGGCAAAGTAGAGTGTATTGACGCCATTGAATCAGCAGTAAGCGATTTGCATGGCATTGAGGCTGTGTGCACCGCTAACGCTATTAAATATCTATATCGTTGGAAAGCTAAAGATGGCGTTGAGTCGTTAAAGAAAGCGCGGTGGTATTTGGATAGACTTATAAATACTTTGGAGGAGCAAAAATGATTTGGAAAAATTATCCAAACGACGAACGATATGAAGTTAGTCAATGCGGTAATGTGCGGATGAAAGGCCGCGCAGTACGTAAAGGATCAACTACACCGGCTGGCTATAAAGTAATAATTTTTTCAGTTCCTAACAGCAAGAGAATTGGGCGATACGCCCACAGAATGGTGATGGAAACTTTTGTAGGCCCATGCCCAGAAGGAAAAGAGGTTTCGCATTTAAATGGAAATAATACCGACAACAGACTTAGTAATTTAATTTATGAAAGTAGAAAATCAAACATTGCTAGAAAGGTTGAACATGGCACTGATTACAACGGCGCAAGAAATCCAGCAGCTAAATTAGAGTTGGATCAAATTCAGAAAATACGCGCGTCTGAAGAATCAGAAAATACGTTAGCTTTACGTTTTGGCGTGACTCGCGCTACTATCGGAAGAGTAAAACGAAATGAAAGTTGGAGGCAAGGGTATGTCAACAAAGAAATTGAAAGAAGACAAAAAAATACAGCCGTTTGACCAGGGTGTTTACAAACTGCCACCGGCACTCAAGTTAGCAGCAGAAAGAGCCAAGAAAGAACAACCCGAACTAATCGCCATCTCAGGGAAACTACGCTATGTACACCACGAATCAAAATGAAATATGCGTTTGCGAACACATTAATTTGTGTGAGGTAAACGACCGCTGCATGAAGAAGCTGCCATGCCCATTGGTTGACGACCCAACATTCGTCTACGTCCCAGCCGCTGCCACCGACGTCCAAAAGACATGGCGCAAGTTCGGCTGGGTGCCTGGGTTACGCTAGCATTGAATTGGCTTTAACCTTGACCGCAGCCACACGATTAAGCCAGCCTTTGCCGTATGTCTCAAACGTACTAAGGCTGCGGTAAAAGGCTTCTTTCTCTGCACTAAAACTGTCGATCAACTCAACAGGGTCAGCTGCCAAGACTGCTTTCATGGAGATCGGGCCAAGCCCACCATCAGCAGGAACGCCTACGGCAGATTGCAGCAGCTTGATGGCGCGTCCAGGACCGGCGTTTACACCCATGTCAAAGACTAGATAATCAATGCCACTTGGTAGCTCGTCGGCGCGGACAGCGTCCCAATACTTTTTCTTATACAGCGGCTCGACATCAGCAGGCGTAAGTTTGCGCATCTGCTCATGCGTGACTTGATGTCCGGTATGTTGCTCCCAATTGAATTGGGTAACACCTAGCATGGTTGAGCCCTTGCGACCGTCTGGTAGCTTGTTGCCTGGGTCACGCTCATCATCTGTAAACCCACCTTCGCTTGCCAACATCTGCTCAAACGCTTGCTTCCAATTACTTTGCATCATCTTTCCCTATCTTAATTCCGGCAATAGTGCCGACAAAAGCCCCAACAATCATGTTAAACGCAGGATTGATTAACTTAAAAATTTCAGCGTTATCAACCAATGGATCAAACAAACCAATTAAAACAACTATTACGGTAGACATCAAAACAATTGCTAGAGATACACAGCAAATAATGGTTATACGGTCAGCAACTGTCATTTGCTTGCCTCACTCTGTTTCTTTACCCATTTCTGAAGCGCAACTAACTTAGCTGTCTCTTCAGCACAAAGCCCAACAATGGCAGGGTCGTCGGCGGTTCCAGCAATGCTGGGGGAGGACTTGGAAACGGTGGACACTTGACCGCTACTGGTACCACACTGCTGCACCCGACCAGCATACTGGCGGCGCAGAGCAGCAATCCTAGCTTCATACTCATCCTTAACCCCTTCTGTTATAACCTCAGCAATCTCTACTGCACTTTTGTTTGCCGCCTCAGCGGCTTCGCCAATAGACTTAACCTCAGCGACGAACAACAAGTGCTTGTCGCGCATTCGATCATACCCAGACCAGTAGGCGAGGGCTAGAGCAATCGCAATTGCAGCAATCTTGGCGTAGAGAATCATTGTTGACTTTTAAAGTTATTGTCGTCAACCGTAGCAAAGCCTATGTATGAGCCCACTATACCTGTGACAAACAAATAGAACGGCATGGCGATTGCGCCTAGATTAGGATCGTCTGTAGTCAAGATCAGCAAGGGAAACAACAGACCAGCCAACATGGATAGCCACGCCATCCTGCGCCTGTTTTTCCAACGGTCGATCACTTGTCTACCTTGCCGTCTAAACGTTCATAGAGCTTGTCTAGCAGCACTTCAATGCGATCAAAGCGCTTGTCCATGTCGGCGCGAAAGCCATCGACTTCGGACTTCTTGACATAGTTTTCGCTCATGTGAAGGCGGATAGACGCAACGTCGTTCTTTAACTCTTTAACCGAGTCCCACAATTGACGGGCAAACCAGCCACCAACGCCAATTGCTGTGGCGCCACCAAGGTTGATCATAAATTGAAAGTCCATGCTACGGCCTCAGAGAGTTGCGGTTTTGTTGTTCAGGTGCTAGGTTGTTTGTGCGGTCGACAAACAATTGTACAGGAGCAGTAATTGCTTCTGGGTTCCATTTTTCGCTTTTCATCAGAGTACGCAGCACAAAATTACGATCTTTTGACGGCAGTTTTTGAACCAATTCAGCAACGCTCTTGCCGTCTTTCATGCCATCAACAAGTAGTTGCTTAACTTGATCGTTGACTTTACCTTCCAATACGTCTAAGGCTTTGTTTAATGTTGTGGCAGTAACGCTAAAAAACGCAGGAATACGTTTTATTTTTGCTTCAGACAAACCCATGATGCGCGCTAAACCACCAGCGCCTTCGACAGCCCGATCAGTTACTTTAATGTCGCGCTCTAACTGGCTTGCAATATCTTCCAGTTGACCAGACTTGCGCCCCATTTCTTTAAAAATGTTAAAGCTACCAGGACCAAAGATGTCTTCTACTGCGTCTGGATTGTTGCCGCGCACCAATTTAATAAATTCTTCTTTAGAGCCGTTAAACTTTTCCAAAGCAAGCGCTGCCAACTTTTGCTGGTCAATCTCTTTCATGCCTGTTTCGTAGGTCTGAAGATATCTCCTCCAGCCCGTACCACCCGCATCTACAATTGCGTCGTCAATTGCTGGTTTTATTTCAGTCAATAGTTTTGCAGCAAAGCGCGCTTGTTGTTTGGCGTCAGCGTTAGGGTATAAACGCGCAATCTCTTCACCAACTGCATCTTTACGAATAGAGTACAGAGCTTTAGCGTCAATAATTCCACCACCTTTAGCAGTCCATTCTTCAATCTTGTTGGCAACCTTTGACAACACGGCTTGGTTGACGTCGCTTGGACCAATCGTGGGGTCGTTTAATTTGGCTTTAATGCCTGAGACAATGTTACTTGTATCAATTGGTTTGAGTCCGTAATCTGCCAAGCTGTCAATTTGCCTTTGGATAAACGCAGCTTCTGCGCCACGTTGCGCTTTAATAGTGCCCATCGTATCTGCCAAAACATCAGACTCTGCTGCACGGGTTCCTTGTGTAAGAAAACCTGGTGCTCCTGCTTCAGCCCTAACGCCGGCTTGCGCAGCGTCTGTAGCTGCACGCCCCTGCCCCTGCAAAGCACCAACCATAGATGCTTGGCGTAAATTTAATGTCGGCTCTAACCGCTGCATTACATCGCGCGCTGTATTTGCTGCGCCAAGTTCTGTATTCATCATTGGAACTGTGCGCTCGGTAAGCGCGTTACGAGATACGTTCTGTGACTCACGCGCAGCAGTCTGTGTACCACCACCAGCCATTGCAGCTAGTTGATTAGTTTGTGCAAGTTCTTGCGATTCTCTTAACAACCGGTACGCTGTACCTGTGTCCATTTTCTCAGCAAGTTTGCCAAGCGCCATAAACGGGTCAGCGTTAATGCCTGCTTCTTGCAATGCTTGCACAGCCGTAATGCTTGGACGCGCCTTTGACAATGCAAGAGTTGCTGACTCAAGTTGATTTCCAAGTGCGCCGCGAACAATCTCTGCTGCACGAACTTCGGCTGCGCGTCCGGTCACAACGTCTTTAGCAAAACCAAGACCTTTTGCAACTTGTTTTAATACAGGTGCAGCAACAGTTGGGATAGCAGCGCCAAGTATTGCGCCTGCCGCCGCATCTTCTGGGTTGACCAACCCTGCGCTTGCACCTCCAGTTACAGCACCGCCGGCACCGCGCACACCTAAGTCAATTGCGCGTGTGGAAATTGAACTTGGCGCAATACCAGTTCTAAATCCAGATGACGCAACAGACTCAACAATTGGTGCAGCAACACCCGCCGCTTTTAACGGAGCGGCGACCACAGCACCAACAGGTGCAGTGGCAACAATGTTACCGGCGAGGCGACCACCACCAGCCAACATGCTTTCGCCGTAGGTTTTTTCGTATTCTCTAGCGCTTTGTGCAGCGGCTTCATCAACAGCCGCACGGGTGTTTGTACCGGCAAGATAATCGACAGCGCTTGCGCCGCCTTTGATTAAGGTGTCTGTTACATCTTTAAAGCCGCGATAGATACCGGCAGGCGCTTGCATGATCTCCTGCATCGTGGTGCGTTCTTGCGGCATACCTTCGCCAGCTTTTGGCGCAACACTTAACCCAATTTTTGCGTAAAAATCCGGCTTTGGCATATCAGCGTAAAATTTACTGTGCAAAGCGTCGGCCAACGCCGCATCAGGCATATCCGAATATTGCGGATACTTCTCACGGATTTCAGCAATTGTCGCCATTATCTAATTCCCAATGGGTCTGCGGGAGCGCCGCCTGTGCCAGAATTTAATTCTTTTTGAGCAGTCGCAATTCCTCTGCGCAATACAGTTTGAAATTCTCTAGCCGCTTCCATAAACGCTTTTTCGCTTGTAGATAGTTTCATGCGGGTAATAGCAGCCGTTGCTTTTTCACCTTCTTTCTCAGTGATAGCGCCGCCACCTTTAAGAGTGTTGAAAGCCTGCAAAAATGCGCCGCCAGATATCTGATCGTACATGGCTTGAAAATCGCTTTCGCTTGTGCCTGGCACAAATCGCAAACCTATGCCAGTACCAACAGCACCTTTAAACCCAGGGGCTGGTTTGGTTGAACCGTCTTCTTTGCCAACCATTTTGTCAATTAAATTGAGCGCGTCTCTAGATTGCGCTATGGCGTCTGGAAGTTTTCTTATTGCTATTGCGCGGGCTTCAGTTGCTGGCGTTGCAGGCGTTGCCCCAGTTGCGACTGCTTCTCTACCTTGCATTAATACAGTATTGCCACTTTTATCTATAACAGGGACAGGTGCTGTAAATGGCACTTTGGGTCTACCAAATGTCGGTGCTGCTTGCGGTGCTTGAGTTAAAGCATTTACATTTGGTGCAGCCGCAGTCGCACCTTGTGGTGCTAAAGCATTTACATTTGGCGCGCCGCCACCAGCACCAGAAGGTGCAAACGACGAGGTTGCTGAGTTAGGTGAAATTTCAACCCGCATAGACGGCGGCTGTAATACTACTGGTTCAAAATCACCAGTTCTTAAATTGCGTCTAAATTGCATTTCTACGTCTTGTCCTGTTTCAGGGTCTTTCACAAGAGACGTAATAATATCGCCACCAGCAGCTAATTTATCTTCGTATTGTCTTTGATTAAGCCTTGCATTCATCATTGGAGCAGCAGCAGCTGTAGCAGCATTAGCGCGCGATGTAATATCAGCTAGCCGTTTTTCAGCAGAAATTGCTTGATTAAATATTGGTGTTACAAATGCTTTAATTTTTGATGGATCACCACCGATCGCTGCAAACGCTTGATCGCGTTGTTGAGGCGTGTATATTCCTCTATCAACCAAGTTTGAAACTACTGAGGTAAACGTTTCAATTGTTGGGTTCTCCAACACTGCGCCTGCACCCGCGCCGACCAAATTAATTCTTTTTTGTTCAGCTTCAAGTTGTTTAATTTGTCCTTCGTTAAGCGCCTTATACGCTGCTTGCCCTTGCTTTGTGCCAAGCAATTGTGATGGATCGCCGCGTAATTCTTTTGGTTTAGCAAAATAATTTTGCGTTGCTTCGCTACCTTCCATTTCTTGTTGCGCAGCGCGGATGGCCGTTATTTGAGCCATTTGCCCAAGAATATTAGGCTGCTGAACAGGCTGAATGCCTAAAGCGATATTTGGGTTAATTGGCATATCTTATCCTTACGCTGAGGTCCAGCCGCCAGCTGTTGATCCAGGTTTGGGCAAGCGGTTAAGCAATTGATTTTGAAAATACATGTTAGATATGCCGCTAATGCCTTGGTTAAGGGCGTTAGCTTGACCAACATAACCAGAAGCCCTTGCGTTAGCTGCGCCCTGATACGCCTCGCCGGCTTGGTTGGCGTAATTCATACCAAGATTACCGATCGTGTTGGCTGTAGTTTGACCTTGACCAGCTAATGATTGATACGGATTTAATGTGCCTGCGCGCTCGGCTTGGTAGCGATTAAAAGCGTTTTGATATTCCGTTGACGCCATGTCTTGACCGTAACGCTGGATGCCTTTAAGCGTACCACCGGACAGCAAGTTGCCACGGGCAGAAGCACTGTTTTCAAGTGCTTTCATGCCTTCTTTTAATCGGAACTGATAGCCTGGATCCATGCCCTTGGCAAACATCTCAGGCGTGTACTCAGCCGTTGCGTATTTGCCAAACATTGGATCGTTGGCGTTGCCGCCAGACAGTCTAAATTGTTCACGGTTAGGCGCAACTAAACCCGCACGGGCTGCGTCAAAACCAGCCTGGTCAAACGTACCACCGCCACCAGTGCCTCCTTGATAAATTTCTTGATCGCCGCTACTGGAGTAATACCCGCCACCGCCACCGCCTGACATAAATTGCGACGGATCAAGTGCGGATAGACGTGCGTTATAGTCTTGCAACGCTTTGTTGTATGCGGTGTCATTGTACTGACCTTCGCCGCCCAAACCAAGCAACGTCATCAGTCTATTTTGACCGAGCATACCCGCTTGGCGAAATGGTTCTTGCAGTTCAACGCCTTTTAGGTATTGCTCATATTGCAGTTGAGCAGCGCGGTCGGCTGCGTCAGCTTGTGTACGAGCAGCGCTACCAGCAGCACCGGCGCTAACAACAGAACCTACAACACTGGCTGCTGCCATGCCGCTAATTGGATCAGGCATTTTCAAACTCCTTTACATACTCGCTATATTTTTCGCCGTACAATCGCATTACATCGGCAGCGCATTGGTGCGCAATTGCTACTCCGTGGCACAACCGAACAACAGTTAATACAACATCGTAGTACCCAGCGCGCCAAACAAAAGACACTTCGTCATGTTTGCCTGCGCGTTCTACTTTATCTGACGCTTGCCATTTTAAAATCATATTTGCTACGGCAGACGCTAATTCTTTTTGATTCGCCAAATAAAACACATTTGACGGCATGGCAACTAAAGAAGCCCAAATAACAGAATCTAAGTCAGATCGTTGAATCTTATCGCCATCAGCGCAATCGTCTAGCAATTGAATTGTCTCGTACAGCATCAGCAGCCACTCAACTGCCAAAGTAGGCAGTTGTAGCGTAGTCTCAAATGCGCCGCGCAAAGACTCTAAATGACTCATTTAACAATTCTCCAACCCGACATACGAATGTTAACCGCAGACGCTGGTTTTGCCAAAACAAGATCGTATGTCACCTTCATTTAATTCAGCACCAAAAAGTTAATCCTAGTTTCAGCTACTGCTAGTGCATTGGTAAATATAGAAAAATTACCAGTACTAGCTACTGCTTTCACAGATGTTATTGCGGCATCATTAGTTGCAACTGTGGCTAAAATAATGCTTGAGGTTGTTACTAGGCTGTTTGTCACTACCATACCTGACTGACCCGCAGCAATGTTAACCGATCCTGCTGTTTTATTAATGGTTTGCGCACCAGTAGTGCCAGCCGGAGTAATGGTCTTGTCCACCACAATATTTGCTTTTGCAGTAAACACCGACCCGTCATAAGTCAAGTTTGCAGAGGATTGAAACGCTGATGTGCCATTTCCATAAGGGATTTGGTTAGCAGTTAATGTTGTAAGTCCTGTCCCGCCTCTGGCAACAGACACTGTACCGCTAGTAATCTGTGACGCTGCGATCGCAATCGCCACATCACCCGCTACCGTCAATTGACCCTGAGCGTTGACTGTTACCGTGGTCACCGAAGACGCCGAGCCATACGATCCAGCAGTGACGCCTGTGTTGGATATACCAACTGTAAGTGAGCCACTGCCATTGGTTCTAAACAGCCCTGCGCCTGCCGTTAGGTTTGCAACCGTATAAGTGCCGCTAGAGTTACCAATTAAGATTTGCCCGTTTGTGGGGGCAACATTTGTGCCTGTTCCACCGGAAGCTACTGCAATAGCGCCTGTGCCGTCGCCTACAATAGTGTTGACGTTATTAAAATATCGAAACCATTGCACCGAAATTAGCCCAGTGTTTGAATCAACAACCGGAACTCGCGGGGCGGGGATTTGGGTAATATTAGCCATTTGTGCCGCTTAGAATCAACTCAGCGCCAATAATGTCAATCTTAACTGGGTCGGTGCCTGACACCTCATAAACCCTGTCACGCAGCTTCTGAGTCATTCCTAGACGACGCCAGATGGCGCGTGTGCCGTACCCGCCGATTTTGCCCATTGAAACCCAATGCTCATTTGACCAAGTATGACCGCCGTCATCAGACCAGCGCAACATGACTTGAGGGTCAGAACCTTGACCAACAACAAGCCCAACACCCGTCTCGCAAACCAATTGAAGGCTATGCTGTGCGGTACGTTTTAGGTTGTTTTGACCAGTAGGAAGTGCGCGCCATGAGCGCAGCCACTTCTGAGGACCGCCATTGTCAGCGTAAGTGGTCAAGTCTAAAGCGTAGATATTGCCGTTCTCAAAGTCACCAACAATAATTGTGCCTTCAAAATTACACTGGCAATTGCCTCTGTTGCGGGTAAAGATATTGTCTAGCAACCCTGCGCGCTCATGCCACCCCTGAGTGGCTACGTCGTAGACCCAAGTTTGGTTAGCAGAAGGAAAGTTCAGCACATAAAAAGCATGACCGTCTTGTTGGTAGGTGTACGCTACCGCATCAGACATATCAGCGTATTGCTGGATTTGCCACTCAACTGCGTGGGTGCTGATGCGCTTACCGTTGTAGCCTTCTGAACGGTAAACAATGCCCTCGCCTCGCGCATCTTGACCAAGCCAAAACACGCTGTTATCTAGTTTGGCAACAGAGAAAGCCGCAGCACAACCAAGTTCGTTAAACGCGCCTTGAATGCGTGTCAAAGGGAAGTCTGGCAAGCCTGCGTTGTACCAGACTTCGACTGAATCCGTGCCAAACAACCATGCTTCACGGTGGTTGACGTTAATGGCCACTAAGCCGTCGGGAGAGCCTTCTGCGCTTGCAAAGGACAATGGGTCAACCTGAGTGCCGTCAAGCAACTCAGTTACCCAGACTTTCTGGCTGTTTGGCTCGTTGTAGACGAAATAGCCATCAAGGTAGCCAACTGTCACTGCACCGGTAAAGTCAGGGTCAGTAATCTCAGCAAAGCCGTTTGTGACTTCGTTGTAGATATACGACCGAGGATTACACGCAATAAACAATTGTGTGCCGTTATCCGCAATGGATACTTGCCCTGTACCAGAAATGGTGCCTAGTAGCGTGGGAGTACCAGTTACACTACTGAGCTTATAAAACTCATTGCCTGACGCCACGTAGAAGTCTGAGCCGTTAGTCTGGTGCGCCCACAACCCACGAATAGGTCCTGTGCCCACAGTCTGCAAAAACCTTAGCCCTGGCGCACGGTTCAGGAAAGCAGGCATCTGCCCGCCTTCAGGGACAATCTCAGGAAAGAGATTAATCATCCTGTTATCCGCTGCGTTAACGCTACGCGCAACGTATGCGCTGCCAAGGATAGGTGTCTGCATTAGTAATTACCGGCAAAGATGTTAAAGCGCTGACGCGTTCCAACAATCGAATAAGGAATCGACATAATGTCATCTGGGTTGTTGATGCGCTTTAAGTTACGCTTAGAGGTCATCGCAACCCGCATGACTGTGGGAGATGGCTCGACACCAAACTCAGGCGCAAACTCACAAGCTAAGTTGTACTTAAATGCGCGCAGATAGCCTGGTGGGAACGCTAGGTTTGTCGCTAAATTAGCTGGTGCTGTTATTGGCTTGACCGACACAATGTGGAACTCCAGCACCTTAGTAGGCACTGGATACACTGTCATCAAAATGTCTGGGTAGTCCATGTTGACCCACATCACCTGTGGGTAGGTGGAGGTCACGGTCTTGACCGCAATACCGTTGTATTGCTGCTGATTAATCAGTTTAAGACCGTAGGAGATGCCAGACGCAGGGTCACGGAAGTATGTAGAGTCCTCGACCAAAATAGGACGCTCACCCACAAAGTCACCGGTTGGACCAAGCGTGCGTGAGATAGCACCAGGTGGCCAAGAAAAGACTTGATCTTGGGTCGCAAACACAGCCAATCGCTCTGTATTCCACGAGTCGATCATTTGGTTCAGCGCAACAAGTGCGTCTTGCGATGTAGCCGCCGACGGTGTCTCACCTTCAGCCAATACGCCGAGTAAGCGCAAAGCGCCGTTGATCTGGTCTCCCGCAGTGGTACTCATAGACATTCCTTTTTTAACTTTTTAGCCGTTGCGCGTTTGTTTCCTTTTAAAGAAGCCGAAATTTTGGCTCGGCTCTCAGCAGAAAAAACTTTATTTTTACACAATTCAGACAAAAGTTTGCGTTGTTCAATTGAAATTGTACTTACGCCTTTTTTTGCTTTAGATATATTTAACTTATGTTCTTTTGTAAAGATTTTTTTCTTAGCTGAAACACTCATTTTTGCGCGGGTTTCTGCGGAATGTTTTGT